TCCTCGGCTGTGAATTGCGGCTGTGGTTCTGCTTGTACTGGCTGAATGTTGCGAAGTTTCTTTTCGCACTCGATGAAGTAGCGGCGTATCTGGCGGCCTTTTTCGTTACGTTCAACCATCGCAAGCTCTTTGGCTGTGTCGAGGGTGAGGTGGTAATCCTTGCGGCGGCGGCCTGGAGTTTTCGCCAAATTTGGCGAAAATAGAATGTAGTCTAAATTTTCTACGAATCCATACTCGTTTAGCCTGGCCCGTATCCAGTTAGAAAAATCTTTACCTACCTCTAAAAATCCATGCAAATCACGCGCGTTCACCAGAAGCGTAGGTTCATTTGAGATTGTACCTTCAAACACAGGGATGAGTTGAGTGGTCATGATGACCTCCTTTGGCTTTTTTCGAGAAATGCCACCACAAGATGTGGTGCCGGGAGGCTCGAAACGGCCCAAAAGATACCGCGGACTTATTCCCCTTGCGGGTGTTGTATTCGTCGCCCTCCCGACATTGATCGGGGATGTGACCGCACACTGTGCTATCACTGAATAACAGGCATAAAAAATCCAACACTGACGGGGTTGGTTTAATCCGCTTTTGGGAGGTTTTCGAGGCCTCGGCGCGGAGTATAGTCAGTATTGGACGCAGTCGTCAACCATCGCAAGCTCTTTGGCTGTGTCGAGGGTGAGGTGGTATTCCTTGCGGTTGTGACCGCCTCTACCTTTTGCTTCCCGAATTTGGGAAGCAATCATATAGTCCTGATTTTCAACGAAACCATATTCAGCAATACGTTCTGTTATCCACGATGCAAAGCGTTTACCAACCCCAAGGAAAGCGTGTAGATTGCGAGCATTGCATAGAAGGGCTGCTTGGTTTGAGATAGAACCGTTGAATACGGGGATGAGTTGACTGGTCATGATGACCTCCTTATTTGTTTAGTTTATAACCGCCAGTTAGTAGCTGGCGGTCGGGTGTCAACTGAGCCAAATAAGAAGCTCTGGGCATATTCCCCTTGCGGGTGTTGTATTACGCCTCTCCACCCGACCTTTGTACGGATGTAACTATGCCAAATTGCAGGCATAAAAAAGCCGCAAAGCTATCGGGTGCGGAGACCGCTTATTTGTTCAGTGCGATCAGTATGCGATAGCTCTGGCGGATTTGTCAAATCGTGCAGTAACATCCTTTTCTTCCTTGCCATTTCTCAATGATGACAAAGGGTGGATTCGGATTGGTATTGGGACAAAAGTGAGACACACAAAGCTTTGCATCGGCTTACAAAGCTTTGCATGTTTTTCAATGTTGGGACGTGTGAGCGCAGAAATGACGGGCTATCTAATTGATTTTAAACGATACGTAACCAACTTTAAAGTTGTTGCTCACCACTTGAAAGCGTGAGCTTAACTCATTCTAATTCAATTACTTATGCTTTCTTTGCATCCTCAAAAACCTCAGGGTGGGACAAATTTGGGACATCGTCACCCAATATGTCGTCAATTTTCCTCGCGTGCTCTGTCAAATGATTAGGTGCAAGGTGTGCGTACCTACGCACCATTTCGATAGACTCCCAGCCGCCCATTTCCTGAAGTACTGACAGTGGTACACCTGACTGAATTAACCAACTGGCCCAGGTATGGCGGAGGTCATGAAAACGGAAATTTTCAATTCCTGCCCGACGACATGCTGTTAACCACGATGTGTTATAGTCCAGGCGCATCTTTCTGATGCTTGGTGTCATTGTCCCGTCAGGCCTTCTGGCAGCAGTGGTATAAACAAACACCCAGCGGTGATGTTTGCCTATTTGATCACGCAACACCTTGCAGGCAGTGTCATTCAGTGCGACCCCAATAGCGCGGTTTGACTTACTGTCTTCAGGGTTTACCCAGGCAACACGTCGCTGCATATCGATTTGTTGCCACTCCAGATTAATAATGTTTGATCTCCTCAGGCCAGTTGCCAGTGCAAATTTAACTACAGATTTCAGGGGATCAGAACATGCATCAATGAGTCTCCTGGCTTCTTCTTTTTCCAGCCATCTCACGCGTTTGTTTTTTACGGCAGGTATTTTGATTACAGGTGCTTTTTCAAGCCATTTCCAGTCTCGCTCTGCGGCGCGCAGAATAGCCTTGATCATTGCCAGGTGTGTTGCTTTTGTTTGCGTGCTCACCGATTTAGGTATATAGGCTGGTGGTTCTTTCCCTTTTCTTAATGCAGCCTCCACCTGCAACTTCCATCTCTCCTTTGTTTTTCGGTTATACGCTTTGCTGATAACTGAGTAGATCATTGCCTCCGATATATCCTTAATCCTTATTCCCTCGAAATGCTCAATCCAGAATGCGATTCTGGATTTATCGGAATCGATGGATTTCTTGTCGGCTTTTTCCTCAAGCCATCTCAGGCAGGCTTCTTCGAAAGTGACATCTGGCATATCCCCCAGTCTGTCTACTCGCCAGAGTTCTGCTTTTCGCTTGTCGTGCAACTCCTGAGCTTGCCGCTTGTCCTTTGTGCCAAGAGACTCCTTAATTCGCTTCCCGCCCGGGAGCGAGTACGAGGCGTACCATATTTCACCTCTGCGGAAGAGTGACATTTTCTTTCCTCTGTTATGCCATCACCCGCGCTCACCTGGACAGTATGCAGCGGTGAATGAAGTGCTGCAATGCAGGCTTGCCGGGTTGTGAGATAAGGTGATCTTTTACCGGAAGAATTTTTTCGGGTTGCCTGTAGTCGGCCCGTTCGTATCCAGTTAACAGCTGTTGGCCTTGATATCTTGAGAAACTTACAGGCCTCTTTGAGGGTGATACTGTGTGAATCCATATTTTCGCCATTAAAAACCGCCCGAAGGCGGTTGTCAGTTGATTGATATGCGGCGCATTTTTCGAAGGCTGGCAATATGCTTTTCCTTCTCAATTTCTGCTTTAATCATGTGTAGTTCGTTGTGATCGATTCGCTCAAATTCTGCATTAAATGCGCTAATTGAAGCGGCTCTGGTTCTCCCATCCAGCCTGCGGAAGATTACCTGCGTCAGAGTGATTTTGCAGACTTCAACCGGATAGTTGTTGGCATCGACGAAAGACTGCCCGCGCTGGATTAGAACGAACACCGGTAGTATTCCTTAATTGTCATATCATTTGCACCTCGTTGCTACTGGCTATCACCATTGCTCCCCAAATACAAAACCAATTTCAGCCAGTGCCTCGTCCATTTTTTCGATGAACTCTGGCACCATTTCGTCAAAACCAGCCATGTATTTTTCATCCCGTTCGACCACGACATAATGCAGTCCTTCACGCTTCATACGCGGGTCATAGTTGGCAAAGTACCAGGCATCTTTTCGTGTCACCCACATGCTGTACTGCACCTGGGCCATGTAAGCCGACTTTATGGCCTCGAAACCACCGAGCCGGAATTTCATGAAATTCCGGGAGGTAAACGGGCATTTCAGTTCAAGGCCGTTGCCGTCACTGCATAAACCATCGGGAGAGCAAGCGGTGCGCATACTTTCGTCGCGATAGATGATCGGGGATTCAGTAACATTCACGCCGGAAGTGAACTCAAAGAGGGCTCTGGCGTCGTTCTCGTACTGTTTTCCCCAGGCCAGCGCTTTAGCGTTAACTTCCGGAGCCACACCGGTGCAAACCTCAGCCAGCAGGGTGTGGAAGTAGGACATTTTCATGTCAGGCCATTTCTTTCCTGAGCGGGGTTTTGCTATCACGTTGTGAACTTCTGAAGCGGTGATGACGCCGAGCCGTAATTTGTGCCACGCATCATCCCCCTGTTCGACAGCTCTCACGTCGATCCCTGTACGTTGCAGGATAATGTCCGGTGTCATGCTGCTACCTTCTGCTCTGTGACTTTCTGTTTCAGGAATCCAAGAACCTTCACAGCTTCAGCCTGTGTTAGTTCTGAAGATGTGTAAATGTTGCGGCGAAAAATCTGGGAACAGAGCGGCAACAGGTCGTCATCCCACGTTTTTTCCATGGAAGTAAGAAGGGCGTTAATTTCCGACATGGTTTCTTCGTTAACCGGGGTGATGTCGCGTTCCGGCTGACGTTCTGTAGTATATGCAGTATTTTCGACAATACGCTCGGCTTCATCCTTGTCATAGATGCCAGCAAATCCGAAGGCCAGGCGAGCACACTGAATCATGGCTTTGTGCCGTAACATCCGTTTGGGATGCGACTGCCACGGTCCGGTGATTTCTCTGCCTTCGCGGGTTTTGAATGGTGCGCGGCGACATTCATCCATCCACTCGGTAACGCAGATCGGGTGATTGCGATCTTTGCGGTAAATCCGGCATGTACAGGACTCATTGTCCTGCTCAAAGTCCATGCCATCAAACTGCTGGTTTTCATTGATAATGCGGGACCAGCCATCAACGCCAACCACCGGAACGATGCCGTTTTGCTTGTCAGGGAAGGCGTAAATTTCTTTCGTCCAGGGATTAAGGCCGTACTGGTTGGCGACGATCAACAATGCGATAAATTGCGCATCGCTGGCATCACCTTTAAATGCCGTCTGGCGAAGAGTGGTGATTAGTTCCTGTGGGTCGACAGAATCCATGCCGACACGTTCAGCCAGCTTCCCTGCCAGCGTTGCGAGTGCTGTACTCATCCGTTTTATACCTCTGAATCAATATTAATTTGGTGACGGGCGATGGTTTCAGCCATGTAGCGGATGTGTTCTGCCATGCGTTCCTGAAAATCGACATCGTCATCAAATGCACGGGAAATAGCTTTTTTGCTGGCCCCGTGACGTTGCAGATTATCGATGCATAGCGATTCAAACAGGTGTTGGGGCAGACCTTTTTCCAGGTCGTCTGCCAGCTCAGCTTCAGTTTCTTCACGGGCAATTTGCTGGTAGTGTCGTGCCCATGACTGCTCTTCAATGCGATCGGGGATAAGCCAGGCATTCATGATTTATCACCTCCGAAATTTTCAAGCCTGTTGGCAATCATGATGGCGATATCAGGGATTGCTGGCGCTGTGGCTATACATGCGGGGTTGGCGCACAAACCATAGACGGCGGCAATCACGAGCTGTCTTTTCCAGTCGAGAGTTACTGGCTCAGAATTGGCGTCATCGCCGGACGTATCACTGCCTGGCTCGTTCTGAACAACGGTTTCGCCCTCCTGAGCGGCATCAACAGAGTTTTCCTGAATGATCTTCTCCTCAGTTTGTGCTGAGTCTTCTCCATCAGCGGCGTCATTTTCTCCAAAAGTTTCAGCGTAAGTTTCATCTCCCATTACTGGACCACAGTCAGGGCAATGGCCGCCACCGTTCTGACTGCATGTGGTGCAAACCTTTTCCACTTCCTGTTGCATTACTGGCCCTGGCTGTTGCTCTTCTGGCCCGTTTTGTTGCGTATCCGGGCTGTTTTGTCCCGCTTCTGGGGCAATTTGTTCCACTTTGGACTGATTCTGGTCCTCAGTGTCGCGAGTCTGGATCCCCTTAACCCACTTCGGATCAGCAGGGTTACTGATGCCTTCAACGAATTCTCCACGCGAGGCAGCCAGTAATTTGTCGGCATCGACTGGATTTTTTGGGGGGATGTTTTCCCTGGCTTTATTGAGTTCCTCCCTCAGTTCCTGGTATTTCGTTTCTACAGATGAGACATTTTCCAGTGATTGCGTGTCCTCATTATGTTTAACTGGAATTTCTTCCACTGATTCAGGCGCTGCCTGTTCATTAGCCATTGTGTCCGATGCTTGTTGCTTTTCTTCATCGCCATGTTTTCCTTCTGCTGTTCCGCGCTGCGGCATCGGTGCTGATGAGCGACCGCAGGCAATTTCCACGATTTCCGGATCCGGGTTAGCGTGATCGGTTTCGGTCAACACTTTGTTGAGATATTCAGTCACGCGTGCCGGGATGGCCTCAATGCCGATTGGTGCTTCTTTCACGGAAGCCACCACAATGGCGCGGGAATAATCCAGCCCACCGGGCATGGCGATAAATTTGTCGCGAAAAACAGAAAAGGGCGGCTTATTCTCTGACACGATTTCTTCAACGCGTTTTGCGTGTGCTGGGTGCAGGTTATAAATATCCACATCCATTGAACGGGCCAGAACGCCGGTGGCTACATCTCGTGCGAGTGATGTCTTATCATGTTTGAATCCTTCACCACGATCGGTAATATTTCCGCCGCCAGCGTTAGCACCGGAAGGCGTACGGGTAATGCCTGAAACATAATTTCCGTTCTGCCATTCTTTTGTCAGCAGGCCCTGATCAAGGTAGTCAGTTTTCATCCAGGTGGAAATGAACTTGTCGAATTCAGCCGGGCTGATGCGATGATTTGCAGAGTGGGGGAATGCTTTCCCTACAGATTCAGCCAGGCGACTAAGGTGATAGTTCGTCAGTTTATCCAGTTCATGATGCGCGGCGCGCACAGCAGTAAGCAGGCTCTGAAGGTAACTGTCCTCTGTGTCCATCTCCATACGGATCACGTTATTGCGTTGTTCTGGTGTGGCATGATGCCGGTATTTTCCATCTTCATCTTTGCTGAATAAGAAGAGGTGAAGGAAGCGATGAGTAAGGCTCAGAGTGGCGACGGGAATTTCACACTCAGAACAGTCATCGTCGCTGTCCGGGGATTCGCTTTTCTCCACATCATCCGGAATAGTTCCGTCCAGGTTATCGTTGTCATCGCCAGCAGTTGTGGCATCTTCACCGTTGATGTTGTCATCGAAGGGGATAGCCATCATGGTGATGCCATCGTTACCGCCTTTTTCATAGCGGTTGCAGAATTCAGTATCAAACACGCCTTCCGGTGGAAGGTCATTCACGACGGGGAAATTTACGCGAACGGGTTTTTTGAAATCATCCTCGTCGTAGCCTGCATCGTCCATGGCTGCAATGCAGCGGGAAACTGCGACAGAAAGTTTTCTGGCCTCGGTCCAGAAAAAACCGCCTTTGATGCCAAGGCGTTTTCTGACTTTATCGTTTTTTGCTTCGCAGTGTAGTGCAAAAGTCTGTTTATCAGCGCTCATTGTATTTAAACCTCTGGCTGGATTAGAATTAGCGGCCCTTTGTCTGATTTCTCCGAATACGGTGACGCAGGGAGAAATCCGGTAGCCTGCGCTGCCGGATTTTTATTTCAGTGGAAGGTTGCCTGGTTTGCTGTTTTGTGAGTTGTTTTTCCCTTTTCGTGCTGGCATTCAGGGCAGTCGCACTCGGAATTTTCTCTTGCAAACTCAAGAGCCTGCGCCAGTGTATGGATTTGTTGTACTCCAATGTTGCTTCTGACGACTTCACGTGCAGCATGAATATATGGGCTTGGTGTTTTGCCATTTAACCCACATAAAACAAAACGACTGTCCTTATATTCGTTATTTCCAACTTCTGTAAGCACTGAAAAAGAAAATACAAAGTCGATTTTGTATTCTTTGCATATTTTACTGATGCGTTCTGCAATTTCTTTGAGTTCATTTATTGCATCAGGACTGGTTTCGGAAAATATTTCATTTTGCGCAAGTTCTTTCATTTTGATTTTTCCGTGATTGATAATTAATGCGGTTTTATTTCGGCTTGTCTGTTACAGATATGGAAGGTGTATTTTATTACTCGTCACAACGACGCTGCTTTTACGGGTAAGCCATCGCGCCCGATGAAAACTTTAATCATGCAGTCGGTAATGCATGTTTTTGTTGTGAAGTTACGAATATAGAGTTTTCTCTTTTCAATATTGTTTGCTGAAGCGATATATGTCCGACCTTCATGAAGAACATAATCGCCAGGCGTCACGCACTGACGTGGTATTTCATCAGTTCCGAAGTGATGAGCAATCATAATTATCTCCATTTTCACAAATGAACTTTGTTGATGCGGTGCCTGGTGCCTCCAGGTGACGTTAACCAGTTAACAACTAACGCCGGGTCAGGGGACGATGACTTTCCGTGACATCCTGTCGGTTTAACTGTTCCGCGTGCGCATAGCCGCATTCACCGCATCACAAAATTCACTTTAAAAAGGGCGGACATCAGCAATCGGCAAACCGATATCCGCCAAGGGTTACACACAGCAATGTTGTTATTCACAACCGGAAGCGCACGGTCGAAGAAATCTAACGACAATCCTTCTATGGGAAAGAGTCTTCGCCTCGCGCTTTCGTGTAGTACCCTGGCTTTCAGGGTAATGTCTGTTCAGTAAACTGAGAGTGCAGGAACTCACCCGTGTCCGGCGCACGATCTCCACCTCACCCGTGGAGAACTCCTCAACTACAAACCCCGTAAGGAGAGTGAATTTATGACACAAGAAGAAAAAGTGATGTTTCTGATGCGGCTGGCTGTCGATACTTACAACACACAATTTACGGAGAAAGATATACCTCAAAAGGCAGTTCCTGCCGCGGTAGATAAGGGCGGTGCTATTGCCGTATTTTACGATGCATTTGAATCATTTTTTAATGAAAAACTCGACGCTGTTAGCGACTTCGGAACATCGAGTAATAAATAACGTTCATTACGGTTCTTAAACAACAATCAGTGGGCTTGATGTTGTTCTTTTCAAGCTCACTTGCCATCACTTCCATTATTCTTGCACTTACACGAATTATTTGGTGGCTGTAAGCGACGCAACTGTCGCTGATATTGCTGTTTATTTCTATTACTTCATTTTCACTGGCGGCGCTAAATTTGGATATGCCGTTTCCATTGTCCTGTTTCAGTGCTGTTTCCGCTATCCGGATGCGTTCCTGCGTTGCGGAATTTGGGCTAAGTCGATAAACCTGTCTGGCATCTTCCAGAAGCAGGGCGATAATGTGCTTCAGTTCTGTTTCATTCATAGTTAACTCCGGTAGTTGCAATTTATTAATATCAGGCGGTCAGCTCTTTAAGCTTCTGAACTGCTTTATTCATTTCATCCATACAGTCGATGAATTCGTCCAGTTTAAGCTGCATTTTTCCGGCGGCCTGAAGAATTTCAAGTTTTAAGGGCGCAAGTTTTTTGTTGTAATCGACGCAGGTTATTAACTCGCGGCCAGTAATATTTTGGCTTGGCACGAGATCCGGGTCTTGAACCTACACAAACTATATAGCTCTCTTCTTTCCTCGGAAGGCCAGGTGCATCTAGCAGACGGCCTAGTTCGAATTTTTTTACGTTGACACCAGGAGGAATCACCTCGACGATAAACCCGATTTTTACCTTCGTTACACCGTTTGATGAGCTTGACCATTTAACTTCATCGTTCAATTTGAACTTCATCATTAACCTCAATCGTAATAAGCCGGAATTGATTTTCCGCGTTGTTTCTGGCGGCCTGAGCAAGTCACACCCATTTCACTGCGTGGTTTGCGGTAGTAAATACGGTTCTGTTTACTCTCGACTTCTTCTGCCTTCTTGCAGCGAAGGCTTCCGAGTGATACTGCTTTGTCTGCTCCGACGCAACCAGAGATCTTTAGCGCAATCTTCCGTGTCAGTCTTTCACTACTGCGTCGCTCTGCAATAAGTTCTTCCCTGCGAGCTTTATAGCGGCTTTTTGCCGTACCTTTGGATTCTTTCCAGATTATGGTTACCATGATGGTCTCCTTTAAGTGGCTTTGGTGTATGACGCGTCGAGGTGTTTTTCTTCTCGATCGCGGCCTTGCAACTGAAATTCGCGTCATCCCCAAAATCACTTAGATTTTGGTCTCAACGATTAGGTTGAGAGTCCATCAATGTTAAAGAGCCGGCCAATCTGTTCCGTTTGGCTTCCAGCGTCCTGCTGTTGAATTGAAGATAACCTAAGTTATCTGGTTGTGCAATAACTATATTTATCATTTTATGAAAAACGTTATAAATGACTGATAACAAAAATATTTTATTTTTTGTGGTATCCGCGTGATATTTTCAAGGGGGAAAGGCTGATTGTTATGGGTGATTGCATGTTAATCGAAGGGGAATTTGGTGTGTTGCACCAGCGGGTAGTCGAAATTCTAGGGGTGTCGTTGCTTGAGGTTATTGCTACTGGGGAAGCTATTTCAGCAGATGCTATTGCGGGAATGATCCGAGTGCTTCACCATGATGAATTGGATGATCTCGCTGTGAAGTTAGCTATAGATGTGTTACTTCAGGATATGCGACTGTGTAATTAAGTAAATAAAACCCGGCACTGGAGCCGGGGGATTTAGAAATGGCATTTTATGAATTGGCTACTTGGCGAATGGTTTACCATCGGTGGTATTGAGCACAATAAAAGGCCGTTCTTCGTGAGTGTTCTTATAGCAAAAGTTCAGTTGGAGTCTGATTACCAGCTATGTGATGACCAGAACACTCGCCCTATGATTCTTACGTTTTTGTAGAATTCTTCTCTGTTCATTACTTCATCAGGATACTCTTCGCGGTTTATCGATCTGATAATTACCGATGTTGGCGTGGCTATGAGCGTTTTTACCCTTAACAAATCAGCTTGGCAAATTGCATATGTTTTACCATCCCTGATGCTCGTATCTTGCGTGTTTACCCCCACCACATCACCATCATGGAGTGTTGGCTCCATGCTTTGCCCAACAACCCTGACCAACTTTGCCGCTTTTTCTGGAACTCCCATTTTTTTCAGGTAATAGCGCCTAAAAACTAGAGAGAATTCTGCGGACTCCTCCAATGCACAACTTCCTCCGCCAGCTGAAAGTGAAATATTTAGAAGGGGGAGCGCAACAAATTCGTCATTATCATTTTGATGATCATCCCAGGCGATAGCTTTTAAAGATGATTCCCGAGCATTAGATGGCTCTTCTGCGCTCTGTGGTCTCATTGACCCTATACCAGAGCTTAGCCATTCAGGGCGAACTCTTAACGCGTTGGCTAATTCGACCATTTTACGTGATCCGGTTGTTTTACCAGATGACATCTTTTGTATGGCTGGTTGTGATACCCCCACCATGTCTGCAAGTTGTGCTTGTGACAACCCGGCTGAACTCATGGCGGCATTTAGTCTTTCTGCGAATGTTTTCATACCTGTAATCTATAACCACGGTTATCAAAAGTAAAACAACAATTGTTATTGCCCTGGTGTATAACTCATGTTATTTTTGGTTATGCTTTATTTGCTGTAGAGGTATGCTCATGAATTTAGTGATTCAGCGAGCCTTGAATATTGTTGGCAGTCAAAAACGACTTGCAGCTGATTGCGGCGTATCACAGCCCGCTGTTCATAAATGGTTGCGAGGCGGAAAAGTTTCTCCTGAAAAAGTTTTCGCTATCGTTAATGCCACCAATGGTCAGGTTAAGGCTTACGAAATTCGCCCGGACTTACCGCACCTGTTTCCTCATCCGAACCAGGCTGAATAAGTAACACCGCTCTTTAACATTGCTGGTCGTTCACCTCTAACAGGGTGAGCAAACATCAGTGGCAAACCCATTGGGGATTGCCGCTTAACCCCATATCAATATAGGAAAATTAACAAATGTCACAAACAAGTTACAGCAAACTGTCACAGCGCGATATCGATCGCGCTGAAACGGATTTACTTATCAACCTGTCAGCTCTGACGCAAAGGGGACTGGCGAAGATGATTGGCTGCCATGAATCGAAGGTCAGTCGTACCGACTGGCGATACATCGCGGCGATTTTATGCGCGTTTCAGATGGCATCTGATATCAGTCCGATCAGCCGGGCTTTCCAGCATGCCATTAACGTTCATGCAAATAAAAAACGTCCGGTTGGGGCCGGACGTTCTGAGCAAATCCTGATGAATATCTGATATTCAGGCAGGGCATGGAGCAATACACGGGAATAATTCTGCCACATCTGGAAGAATTTCGCCAGCAACAACACCAACCGCAGCAGCCTGAAGCCGATTGGGTTAACCCGGGAGATACCGGGACCGTCTGCGGTATGGAGTAAATCTTGTATGCGAGGGGACTATGCGTAATTACGCAACAATTTCACCTCAGTTCTGGTTAGGCGAAACAGGGAGAAAACTAAGGAAGTCTGGTCCGGAATGTATGGTAGTGGCGTTGTATATGATGACCTCGCCTCATTCCAATATGCTGGGCCTTTATTACCTGCCTGTTTTGTACATTGCTCACGAAACCGGACTTGATCCTGAAGGGGCTTCTAAGGGGCTTCAAATGGCTTGCGAGGCTGGTTTTTGCAGCTATGACCATGATTCTGAGGTTGTATGGGTGCATGAAATGGCAGCATGGCAGGTTGGTGAATCGCTGAAACCTGGCGATAACCGTTGTGCTGGGGTAAGAAATGAATATTCCGCGTTGCTGGAAAATCCTTTTTTATCATCCTTTTATGATAGATATAAGGATGATTTCCACCTGGATGTCAGACGTGAATCATGTCGGAAAATTGAAGCCCCTTCAGAGCCCCTTTCAAGCCAAGAACAGGAACAGGAACAGGAACAGGAACAAGAACAAGAACAGGAAAGGGATAAAACCCTTCTGGTCCATGGCGAAAAAATCGCCACGGACCCGCAGGGGGATTTTTGTCCTGTTCTGACTGAACGTCCAGGACCAGCTGGCACGACACCGGAAGCAGATTCCGGGCGTTGTGTGCAGCAGGTGCTGATCGTCGAACCGGAGCAACAACGCCAACCGCAGCAGCCTGAAGCCGATTCCGCGATGAGCGGGAAGCCGATTGGGTTAACCCGGGCGATGCCGGGACCGTCTGCGGGACGAGTTGATTATCCTGACGTGTTCGAACGGGTCTGGCGTGAATATCCGCATCGGGCAGGGTCAAACCCGAAGAAATCCGCGTTCAATGCCTGGAGGGCCAGATTACGCGAAGGGGTGTCACCGGATGTCGTGCTGGATGGCGTGAGGCGTTACGCAAGATACCTGGAGGCTACCGGGAAAGCGGGAACTGAATTTGTTCAGCAGGCATCGACGTTTTTTGGCCCGAACAGGAATTTCGAAAATCCGTGGTCGCTGCCGAAGGCTGGCGCAGTCAGCCTGCGTTGCGTGAATCACATTTCTGAACCGGACACCGAAATTCCGCCGGGTTTCAGGGGGTAATCAGCCATGAAAAACATTTCGACAGGAGGGATTCTTGAACGGGTGCGCCGTCTGGCACCACCGCACGTGGCAGCACCGTTCCGGACGACCGACGAATGGCGGGAATGGCAACTGGCTGAGGGCCGTAAGCGCAGCGAGGAAATTAACCGCCTGAATCATCAGGCGCGGGTTGAAAAAATCCTGAACCGTTCGGGCATCCAGCCGCTTCACAGGAAGTGCTCATTCGGGAACTACCGGGTGCAGAACGACGGTCAGCGCCATGCTCTGAGTCAGGCAAAATCCATCGCGGCAGAGCTGCATACCGGCTGCACGAATTTCGTGTTCAGCGGTAAACCTGGCACCGGGAAAAATCACCTTGCAGCAGCGATTGGCAACTGGCTAATGGCGAAGGGGAGAAGCGTGATTATCGTCACCGTGTCCGATGTCATGAGTGTGTTGCATGACGGCTACGACAACGGCAAGTCCGGGGAAAAATTTTTACAGGAGCTTTGTGGAGTTGACCTTCTGGTCCTTGATGAAATTGGCATGCAGCGGGATACGCGCAACGAGCAGGTCATACTGAACCAGATCGTCGACCGCAGAACGGCATCACTGCGCAGTGTCGGGATGCTGACTAACCTGAATCACGGTGCGATGAGCAGGCTTCTGGGGGAGCGAGTGATGGACCGTATGACCATGAATGGTGGTCGTTGGGTGAATTTTAACTGGGAGAGCTGGCGGTCAAACGTTGGACGTCAGGGTATGTGAGAATTTTTGACGAGGTAAATTTTCGATGGAAACCGTATTGCATGCACTGAAAGCGATGGGAAAAGCCAATTCTGTTGAACTGGCGGCGCGGCTTGATATCAGCCGTGAAGAAGTTCTCAACGAACTGTGGGAACTCAAAAAAAATGGCGTTGTTGATAAAACGGGTCACACCTGGTTTCTGGCTGTCGAAGGTGAATCCCGGGTAACCGAAGAGCGGCCAGTAAAATCTGAAACACAGGATATGCTGACCGAAGAGGTCGCTCCAAAAGTTAGCGCTGACATGATGATTGAGTTTATCTCTCAGGAGGGGGCTAAAACCTGTGAAGAAATAGCGGGTAAGTTCGGAGTTACCACTCGCAAGGTTGCTTCCACGCTGGCGGTGGTAACCGCAACGGGGCGGCTGGCACGCGTTAATCAGAACGGTAAATTTCGTTACTGCATGCCGGGGGGTAATTTACCAGCAGATCCGAAAACCGCGCCGGTAACGGAAAATGATGGTAAGGCCTTTCCTCAGCCAGCAGGTGCTGCGTTACCAGTCCGGGAAGCCGCAACACAGGAAGAAATTAAAACAGAAACTGTGGCGGACATTGTGCAGTCGTTGCCATCGTTTACCGAAACGCAAGCAGATGAGCTGATTTTTCCGTCCCTGCGCAGGGCAAACCTGGCGCTGCGCAGGGCGAAAAGTGATGTTCAGAAGTGGGAGCGAGTCTGCGCCGCGCTGCGGGAGCTGAATAAACACCGGGATATTTTCAGTTCGATTGCTGATATTCCGGTTCATTCACCGACAACAAAGTGATCTCCGGAGGTGCTTATGACAAGAGCATTTACACCAGAAGAGCGGGAAAAAATTAAGGGGCTGATCGTGGAATTCGTACGCCTTAACGGACGAGGCACGATTCGGCAGTTATCGGATGAAATTGGTGTCAGTCATGCGTCTGTCGGTCGTTTATGCATGGAGCTGGCCGCCAGTGGTGATGTTTACAATTCCGGTTACGGAGTATTCCCGTCTGAACAGGCTCGTAAGGACTGGCAAAATGCCCGCAAAAAACTCTCAAGGGCAAAGTCGAAGAAACCGGTTGTCGTTGATCCAGACCTTATCCGGGCATTACCAGATGGGGAAATACGGCGCTACGACAGACGCTACAACACAATTTGTCGCGAGTGCCGTAACAGCGAAACGATGCAGCGTGTGCTGGCATTCTGGCGAGGGAGTGCAGAGGGATTGATGTTCTCCCCGTCGTGAATGACGGGGGCTTACGTGTTCAGAAAAGTGATTCATATAGAGGCTGAATCTGATCTTTTTTGTTCACGTCTGGCTTCCACCATTGCAGGCAGAGTGAAGGCGTAGACTAAAAACATTTCGGTAAAACTCAGGATCTGGCTTGCCTCAATTGGTGTGAAAACTTCATCTGTATGAACTGCTTTATTGGCATCAATTCGTACAATATGAGCCCATTCCTTCATCTGTTCAGTGATCAGGCCTTTTTTGTAAATCATCTGAATACGTTGCGACAGCGATTCTTTTCCTGCTTCATCGCCGAGCAGTTTTTTCGTGGAGATATCGAGGACTCTGCGACAAAGAATAACCACTGTGTCGTACCGCCTCCTCTGTAAATCCTCTTTTGCCTCAACAAAAGTACGGTCTGCAACCGGGGGCGTATATTCTGGTGCGGTAATTTTTTTGACCACAGGATAGATCTTGCGGAAACGGTACTGGCTATTTCCTGAAATCAGAATATCGAGGTCTTTTTTCTGGCTTTCCGCCATGGGACCGTGATAGTGGTCTGATGGGATTTCAACAATAGCAACACCTCCTCGATGACAACTTCTGCATACAAAAGCGACGTTAAAAAAAGGTGTTTTTTCAATTTGTTTTTCGGCAAATGCCTCAATAACAGCTCGCTCTTTTAAACAGTGCGGGCATGTGATATCAAAGGAGACTAAACCCATGGATATTCCTCGCGAAATTAAAGAAATTAACGAAATCATTGAGGTTACTGATCGCCCCGAGTTTACCCTCATGCGTCGTTATGAAACAGGAACCGACGAACAAAAATACATCATGGTTACAGCATTGGCTGTGATGGCGATAGAAAGGGAGCGAAGGGAAAAGGACGTAATGGTTATTCCTGAGAGAAATGATTCACCGGATTTGAGATGGCAGGAGCCGGAGTGGGATGTGGTAATCCGGTGATTGATATTTCTCTGGGGTAAAGCGCCGCCAGAATGACGGCGCGGTAGTGGAGAGTTAAACGAAGCGGATCTGGAGTTTTTTCCCTGTAGCACGGGCGAATTTTTTCAGTGTGGCAAATGATGGGCCGCTTGTACCTGATGCAAGATTGCTTTCCATTCTGGTTATCGCAGTCGCTTTTGTTCCCATACGTTCAGCAACTTCAGCCTGGGTTAAGCCAGCTTCTTTTCGTGCTGCCAGCATTTCATCAAGTAGTGCGAATTCATCGGCGATGGCGTCGTATTCTGCTTTTACTGCGGGGTTAGACAACATTTTTTCTACCATTTCATCGTGTGTCATGGTAGGTGGGGTACGTTTACCAGTCATGCTTAACCTCCTTCATTCTGGTTTCAGCTTTTCTAAGCTCGGCAGGTGGAGTTTTTTGCGTTTTCTTTACAAAGCTATGCAACATAATGATTCGCTTTCCTTTTAGCGTGCAGTAAAAAACACGCCCTATGCCTTCCGAGCCCTTAAGGCGGATTTCAAACAAACCGTCGCCAAATGCCTCTGTATGCGGGGAACCAAGATTAGCTCCGTAAATACGTATTTTCTCCGTGTACCGAATGTACCGGGCTTGTAAGGTCTCAGGAAGAGAAAGGATCTCAGCTTCAACCTCGTCACTGTAGTATTCGATAATGTAGTTCATGAGAGTAAACATAACAAATTTGTTATATACATTCAAGGTATGTTGACGACAACACATATCCGGGATTATATTCTTCGCACGCCAGCAAAATCTGGCGTCGGGATTTGCACCCCGGATATTCAACCGCGACAGACACACGCCGCGAGCGTGTTTTTTGTTGTCGTAAGCACACGCACATCTGAATTATGGTGGGGCGTATGGGGGAGCCGAAAGGCTCGCCGGTTGGTTGATCCGGTAGTGCAAACCCTGTACGTCTCACCACCCAAAGATTTGCACCTGACGGTGGTGATAGTTAAATTCATCAACCAGAGGGCGTTGTCATGGCGACTCAAATTTCCGTTGAAACTCTTTCCCCAATTGCCTACAACCAGATCCCCGTAATTACTACAGAATTATTGGCGCAATTGTATGGCACTGAAACAGTCAATATAAAAATGAATTTTTCCCGTAACTCTGCGCGATTTGTACAGGGAAAACATTTCTTTAAGTTGGAAGGGAATGAACTACGTGAGTTCAAGCACAGACTATCTTTAAGCGAGTCTGTTAGCCGCGAGGTAACAGAAAGTTACTCTGTGAAAATCGCCCGCAATGTTCGCTCCCTCATCCTCTGGACAGAACG